TTAAGATCAACAGCACCCTCCAATGAAGTTGCTCCAGCAACTCTAAGTGTGCCTCCAACTACAGTATTACCTGCTATTGAAGCTGTACTTTGAAGGTGTGCTGCACCTACTACTGTTACAGTGCTATTAAATATTGCTGCACCTACAGCAGTTACAGTTCCACCTACATGCAAGTTTCCACCTACTGTAGCATTGTTAACAGAGACGTTTCCACTAATTGGCACATTTGTAAGATTAGACCCATCTCCATAGTAAGAAGAAGCACATACTCTTGCATTAGCGGCTTGGACATTAGCGCCAGCAATAGTAACTGTACTTGCAAAATTTGCTGCTCCGCCTACACTAAGAGTTGATGCAAGACTTACTGCCCCAGCTACTGTTACTGTTCCACCAAGATTAGTATTACCACTTACAGAGACATCATCTTTAAATGTACCTGCACCAACAACTGTGACAGTAGAGGAAAAAGTTGCACCACCTGTAATACCAAGAGTTTCACCAACATTAAGGAAACCTGCAATAGAAACACTATCTGGAAGATTACCAATAGAAGCAGCAACACCTGTAATATTAGAACCATCACCATAAAATGCAGCAGCGGTTACATTGCCAACAACATGTACATTACCACTTACTGATACATTGGTTGCAAAGTTAGCTACACCCTCAACATCAAGTACTCCACCAATACAAGCAGATGTTCTCACATCAAGGCGACCACTGACTGATACATCATTGCTAAAGTCAGTCTTGGAAGTAAATCCAGCAGCGCCAGCTACATTAAATGTACCACCAACTGATACATTATTTTTTAGGGCTGCTGCATTTTCTACTGTAACTGTAGATTTAAAAGTAGCTGCACCAACAGCAGTTACGGTGCTTTGAAATTGTGCTGCACCAACTACAGTTACCGTACTGGCAAACTGTGCAGCCCCCGCAACGGACAGACTTGACTGTAGATGTGCCGCACCAGCAACTGTGGCAGTACCACCTACATAAAGATTACCACCCACTGTGGCATTGCTTACTGATATATTACCAGCAATTGTTGCAGTTACACCACTAAGGTTTGAGCCATCGCCATAAAAAGAACTTGCACATACTTTGTCATCTACATGAAGATTTCCATCCAGAGATACAGCACCACCCACACCCAATGCACCAGTAATCTGTACTGCATTAGTAGCTACCTTTAAAGCAGTGTTAACACCATCGCCTGTCTGCACTGCTTTCAGAGAAGTGTCTACACCAGTATTGCTAGTTGAAGAACTAACAAGTATAATCTGTTTATATGTATTTGATATTAGTTGGCTTGTTAAGTCACTCATATTAGATTCCAATACTTATCTGTTGATCCCCAAGTTGTACTGGCCTGACTCCATGTAAGATTACGTCCACCTGTATCGGGACGAGGATTAAGAATAGCTGGATTATCTCTTACATCAGGCACATGATTTTGAGGATGATTCTTCAGATCAAACTGTCCTTCAAAGTCTTCTGGGCATACCAGCATCCCATAACTATTCATTTGCATTATACGGTGTGGATATACAAACCCACATGTATCGCACATAGCTAGTGCATTTTTATTACTAGCCACTAAACATACCTTAGTCTTGGACGAATAAACATAGAGGCTCTTTCTCTATCTTCTTCCATTGCTCTCATAAGAAGTTCTTCATAGTTTGCTTTTAACATCATAATTCTATTCTCAGGAACAAGTGGTCGTTTCATTGACATATAATAAGCAAGGCCGCACGTAAGGCAAGGCAAAAATCTTTTAGGTAGGTCTGCATTTTGTATAGCAGATTTATTCACATCTTGAAGTTCAGAAATAATTTCCATCTTCAAAATATCTGTAGAATTATCAGGAAGCGGCCAAACAGACATTACAGGATTATCACGTCCTCTGCGTATAGAATATTGAGTAGGACGACCTGTCTGTGTTTTATTAGGAATTAGAAGGTATTCTTCAGGAGTAATACGATCAAGTTGAATGTCTGTGCTATCTCTATTAAGAACGACTTCCAGAGCATCTATAGTAGAAGAGGAAAGAGAATAAGTTGCAGAACTAGCAGATACAGTTACACTAGATACAGAAGTACTCCACAGAAGAACACCTCTGTTCTGCCAATCTTTAAGCATAAGATTAATTGATCTACGTGCAGAAGCTGGTTCGTGACCAAGGGTATCTTCACCGCCAATCATCTCACTAGCTTCTTGTATAACCTCATCTATGTCAAGGTTAAAGTCATATGTTCCTGAAGTAGTCATTATTTTTTAAACCTTTCATAAGCATAAGCAAGAAATCCTGCCATAATACCTGTAGCTACTGCTTCATAAAAAAAGTCACCAAAGTGTGTTGGGTGTACAATATAATCACTTATTGATGTAAATAAACCAACTATCCATGCTACTATAAAAGGAGACATATTTTTATTAAACTTTACTAAAAATAAACCTGTTGCTATTCCTGTTATTGTGGCTGTTTTAGAAGCAACAAAAGCATGATTTAAAGATAAAGATAAAAAGTTACCTTGTACCATCATAGTACAACAAGATATACAAGCTTGTATCCATGCTTCTGAAAATTTATTTAAAAACTTTTTCAACTTACACTCTATATTTTTTAGTTTTTCGTGCTATCTTTTTGGGCTGCTTCACGAACTGCTTCCCGGCAGCAGTCCCTTTTCTCTTTGCTCTGGTGGTCGCTGCATATTCCTTTGACGACAGGGACTTGATTGCTTTCTCCGGTAAATATCTTTCTCCCGTTTTGCCAGATGGTTTTCCCGACTTGGTTTTCCATTTTTGCTTGCTCCACTTTGAAAGTTTATTAGTAGACTTTTTCTTACCGCTATAAGTTCCACCAGAATCTTTGTAATACTTAACAGCAAGCTGCATAGCTCTGGCAGAGTGCTTACCACCCATCTTACGCTTTGCTCTGGCCTTTGCCGCTGCCCACTTCTTTGGGTCACGTTTAGTGGCTGTGCCGCCTTTCTTACGTTTAATCATTTCTTATGTATCTTCTGGACTTCAAAGCTTGCTTTCTTTGAAGCACCCTTATGTGATACATAACCACCAGTAGGATTTTTCATAAGTTTAAATCCTTTACCAGACTTCATCCAGTGAAATCCTTTGGGAGCATCTACTGCTTTTTTCATTAACATCTCCATCTTTTACGAGCTTGTCTAAGTCTGCTATTAGGATTCTTAGCAGCCTTTGGAAACTTCTTCATTTGTCCAGCAGACCTAGCGCAATATGACTTACGCCTTGCCGCACGTTTACCTGTAGGTTTCTTTTCAGTTACAGCAGTCTTTAGCTTAGAACCGGGATTCTGCTTACGATATTTAGCAACACCCTTCTTAGTCATGCCAGCACCAGCCTTGGTAGGACGCTTCATGCCCCTACCAATCGTAATGCCTTTCATATTACTCGGTTTTCTTTTTTGCTTTACTGCCATGTGTATACCTAAATTTTCTTTCTATATAATTACAAAGATTGTTTATGTATTCGTTAAAATCTTTATAGTCTTCTTTTTTAGGCTTAGTACCTGAAAAATCTATTAAAGTATAATCATCATATCCTTCTTGAACAGATTTATTATACTGTTTTAAAAACTCTTTAGTAACCACGCATAGCCTTACCGTAACCTCTTACCTTACCACCCATACGACGACGAACGGTTGTCATTCTACCGCCCTTTTTCTGACCCATTTCTACAGATTCATCATTATCATAAGCGGATTTAGTGCTGTCTACATCTACAGTACCCATGCCAAAAGGAAGTCTTACTTTTGTTTTTCTTCCCTGCATATCACCAAAGTATTCACTAATACTTTCACTACCCATATTTTTACCAGCCATATTACCACGACCAGTGCCAGAACGCACAGGTTTTTTAGGTGCGGGTTTTTTAGGTTTAGCTTCTACTTTAGGTAGTGCAGGTTTTCTTTTAACATCTGCAATGGTAGATTTAGATGTAGGTTTTTTACCTCCAGCGGCAGAAGAAGCAGCAAGTACACCAGCAGCACGAGTAGCAGGTCCAGCAAAGTCACGAATGCCTTTACCTATACGAGCATCTTTATCTTTAACACCTGTTAACTTACCAGTTTTTTTATCTCTAAGTGCAGTACCACTTCTACGTCCTTTTTGTCCTTGACCAGCAGCAACTCGTGCAATTTTTTCTGGACGACTGATTGGTTTATCAGGAGTGGCTTTTGCAATTTTTGATACTTTACTAGGAGGAATTTTATTAGTAGCTTTACCTTTAACCATTACAAAAGGTTTATTAGGATCAAAACCTTTTACTGGGTCTTTAACTTTTTTAAGCTTTGATACTAAAGTCTTTGAAGCTTTTCCAGCATTTTTTGCTGCTGCTGTTGAAGCTACTTTTGCGGCTCCTTTTTTTACTAAACTTTTACCAACTATAGCAGGAACAAGAAATGCTTTTGCCATTCCAACAGGTGTAACAGCCATCATTGCTCCAATAGCTCCAGCAGCAGTAGTTTCTCTAGAGCCAGCATCTTCTGCTTTTTTCTGTTGACTAAGCTGCATCCGACGAGCAGAACTTCCTTGCCTACGCTTCATAAGCTCTGCAAACTTCTTAGGATTATTTTTTTTAAGAGCTTCTTCTGATTTAGTTAATTTAGTTTCAGCCATAATCTAGTCCTCTACCTTAAAAGCTTTGCCCTGTTCGTAGTCTTCATCAACTACAACATCTTGCGGCGGACCCTTAACTTGTGGTCCTTTACGTGCAGCGCCATAGCCTTGTCCTGTGGGACGACCTACAATCTCATCAAGGTTATGGGGCCGTTTGATTAGTGTATGTGGTCCCTGCATCTAACTTCTCCTTTTACGTTTTTTACGTTGTGCCTCGCTAAGTGCGATGGCTATAGCTTGTTTACGTTTCTTAACTTTTTTACCAGAGCTACTTTTAAGTTTGCCCTTCTTATATTCCCCCATAACTTTCTTAACTTTACCGGGGCGAGTAATTTGTTTTCCTATAGAGGAACGACTAGTTGTCATAGCAAGCATTTACAAGGTCTTGTCCACTCATATTATTTTTAATAACTTTACCACCATGCCCACGTTTATAAACTTGACCACCACCCATTTTC